TGAGTCAAGCGGATAAACTGCTTGACTTCATGAAAACATTTCAGTGTGAAAAGTTATATCTCGTTGGTGATATTGTTGATTGCTGGTCTATGTCAAGAAAAATGATATGGACCCAGTCCCATAATGACGTGATTCAGAAATTACTTCGTAGAGCTAGAAAAGGCACAGAGATAGTTTATATCCCTGGTAATCATGATGACGTTATGCGTAATTACTGTGACAATGAATTTGGTCCTGTTATTATGGTCAAAGATTGTGTGCATGTAGGTCTTGATGGTAAGATCTATTATGTGACTCATGGTGATCAGTTTGATGTTGTAATCAGAAACGCTAAATGGCTTGCGCACTTTGGCAGCTGGGCCTATGATCTCAGTATCAGCATCAGTCTGCTGATAAATAGGGTCAGAACAGTATTTCGTTTGCCTTATTGGTCATTATCATCATATCTTAAAAATAGAGTCAAAGAGTCGGTCAACTTTATTGGCAACTACGAAGAGACTTTATCAAAGTATGTGAAAGGTAAGAAGCTAGATGGTATTATTTGCGGTCATATACACCATGCTAATATTCGTGATATTGGCGGCATTAGATATATGAACTGCGGTGATTGGGTAGAGTCATGTACGGCATTGGTAGAAAATTATAACGGTACATTTGAAATCGTGAAGTGGAAATGATATGCAATCACCGAGAGAACGCTATAACGAAATCCTTGAGAAGTATGAATCTATTCGTGCGAATCTTCATATCATTGAGAATGATAAATTAGATGAAGCAGTTGCTCTAATCGAAAAGTATGAATTGATTATGAAGCAGCTCGAAGACCTCTACGGCGAAGAGCTTATGTAACAACTATATAAGTTCATGACATATGAAAATGCGTGGACTTTCAACGGTAAGGAATTTGACAGTGAGAATATCGGGGATGCGTATGGCTTCGTATATCTTATCACCACACCAGAAGGTCAAAAGTACATCGGCAGAAAGTACTTCTGGTCTATCAGAAAAGTTAAGGGTAAATCGCGTCGTCAACGAACCGAATCCGACTGGAAAACATACTACGGATCTAGTGACGTACTCAAAGCCAAAATCAAAGAATCAGATAAAAAACTCTTTCGACGTGAAATAATATCTTTACACAGCACCAAAGGTCGTGTAAACTATGAGGAAGTGAAAGAGCAATTCGCTCATGCAGTATTAGAACGGGATGATTATATAAATGACAATATTAACGGTAAGTGGCACAGAGGCCCAGAACACATCACAAGCAAATCAAGATTCTCTTCCATCGCATCTGGGAGGTCATCTCAACAAGACTCATAATGATCGCGGGACGCTTATGTATCTTACTGAAAAGTATGACATCAAGTCGTTCCTAGATATTGGTTGTGGTCCTGGAGGTATGGTTCAGCTTGCGGCTTGGCGTGGTCTTGATGCAATGGGTATCGACGGTGACTGGGAAGTTCGCAAAGAACCAGAAGCGAAGGTCGTTATCCACGACTACACGACAGGACCTGCTCCGCTCGAGCATGCTTCGCTTCGTACTGCGTTTGATTTGGGTTGGAGTGTCGAGTTCTTAGAACATGTTGACGAGCAGTATCTTGATAATTATATGCAAGATTTTGCTCGCTGTAAGTATGTTGTTTGCACTGCTGCTGGTCCAGGCGCTCCTGGTCATCATCATGTGAACTGTCAACCTGCCGAATATTGGCACGCAGTGTTTGATAAGTATGGTTTCGACTACGATGATGAAACGACTCAGATGATTCGTACACAAAAGTCGAATATGCAAAAGCCGTTCATGCAGCGCACAGGAATGTTTTTCGTTAGGAGATCGTGATGATTGAACCGATTCGTATTTTCGTAGGCACTTCATCTAACAACGAAGATGCTGAAGCCGAGATGGTTTTGGAATATACTCTGAAAAAGAATACCACGCATCCTATTGAAATCACATGGATGCGTCAGACACGAGACGAAACTTCTATTTGGGGTGGATGGGAAACAGATCGTTGGTCTACGCCATTCAGTGGATTCCGTTGGGCTATTCCGGAGGCGTGTGGATTTAATGGACGTGCTATATACATGGATGTGGATCAGCTTAATCTTCGTGATATTGCTGATCTTTATGCAACAGATCTTAGAGGTCGTGCTATGGCTGCTCGGCGCGGCGCTCGTTTTGGTGGTCATGAGTTTTGTGTTATTGTTATGGATTGTGAGCGCCTTGGTGACTTTCTTATGCCTGTTGCTCGTATGAAACCTAATCGCGACGCGCATCATCGTTATATCAATATGTTTTCTGGCACAGATCAGGTGTTTGATTTAGACCCGAAGTGGAATTGTCACGATGGTGACAACTTAGCTCTTGACGATATCTGGCACTTACACTATACTAAAATGAGTACGCAACCTTGGAAACCTAAGTGGTTCACCGGCAAGGTTGAAGAGCATCCCCGTCAAGATCTAGTCAAGCTATGGCACGATATGCGAGCCGAAGCAGTTCTTAATGGATGTGCTCCTGTATTGAATAATGACACATATGGCGACTATAATATCATAGGAAGATAAGATGGCTTTTCGTGAAGATATGGGAGGTGCTATGGAAATATTCAACCATATGTACTTCCTCAAGAAAGAAATTGCATATCTCAAGCGATATGCTGAAGTAAATGGTCCGCATGATATGGGACACATTAATACGACTATTGGCGTTCTTGAAGATCGTTTTGCTGAATGCAAAAAGTTTTCTGATGAATTCATGGAAACTGCACGTCCACTTCTTGATGGGATCACGCTATGAAACTGTTCGCTTCATGTGATTCTGTTTATCTTCGCGCGCATGCTCCCGCGCTCGTGGCTTCAGCTGCGTGCGCAGATAACTCTATTCATATCAACGTATGCAATGCAGGTGATGGTGATCGCGACATACTCGATGACTTGAGTTCACGCTATCATAAAATTGCTGGTTGGCCGCAAAGCGAATTCACTTGGAGTATGAGCACTCCATTCGCAAAGGCTAAAACTGCTGAGGAAGCTCGTACTGTTTTTGCTTGTGATAGATTCATCAGCGCATCTATGCTCATGGAAAGTCATAAAGAGGATTTCCTTATCATTGATACTGATTGTTTGATTATGAAACATATCTATGATATTGACGATGATCAGTTAGGATTGTTTCTACGCGAACCGTTGCCCGGCACACAGGGATGGGAAAATGCTGGTAGTCGCGTAGCCGCTGGTGCTGTTTTTGTTTCGCAAGAAGCTGTTCCTTTTCTCGAAAAGATAGCAGCTCGTATCAAAGAAGGTCCGCTTGCGTGGTTTCTAGATCAGGTAGCTATCAATGAAGTTTATCAGGAATATATGGGTGACTATCGCTTTAAGTATTTCGACTCACAGTTTATGGATTGGGAGTTCGTGGAAGGAACTACGATCTGGACTGGTAAGGGACCGCGGAAGTATGAAAACGAAACATACCTCGCAAAGAAAGCATACTTTGATAGGATGATGCGTTGAGATATTTTTCTTACATGATAACTGGCGGCGAACGAGGCGAAACCTATGAAGTCGAAACAGTATCAGAGGAACAAATTCTTGATTGGGATTGGCGCGACTGGGTGCGCGAAGAACGTAGAAAAACAAATCCAAAAGAACTAACAAAAGAAAACTGTATCAATGATTGGGTTATTTTGAATAACGCATGGGAAAACACTGATGAGTAAAGTAGCAATTCTATTTCCTCGCTTGGACGTCATGTTCAAGGAAGGACCAGTTCCCGAAGCTCGTGGTCCTATTGCGCCGATTCGTGTTCATTGGCAACATGTGGGTGATCGTATTCTTCAAGCACATCGTAAGAAAGGCGACTGGGTTCAATATATCGAAAAGCCTCTTTGGCAGTTCACTCCCGAGTTCGTGGAATCACTAGAAGCAGATATTGTTTATATCCCACACAAATCAACTGACACATTTCCTGTGAAGGGAAAAGAAATTCGTTACTATATGCAAAGCGTGTTCCCTTGGCAGTTCTATATCGACTCAAAGGGATTCGCTGGTGGAGCATCACGTTATCCATTCGAATTCGATAAGGATCGTGAGATTCCACCTCGTAGTTTCTATACTGAAATGATGGTACGTGCGCTCCTGGGAGAAAGCAAATTCGAGCAGCCTCCGTCGAAAGATTTGAAGATCAATACCGACTATGTGTTGTTTCTGTGTCAAATTCCGCATGATGAAACGATTATCTATCACTCAGACGTGAACGTTTTTGATGCGCTCAAGCATACACTGATGGCTACTAAAGAGCTAAATATACCACTAATTGTTAAAGGTCATCCTGTTAATCCTGTCAGCATGTATCCTTTACAAACTCTATGTGCTTTGCATGGTCACGCATATTGGGTTGATAACGTGAATATTCACGATTTGATTCCTAATGCCCATGCTGTAGTCGTAGTGAATTCCGGAACTGGAATGGAAACGCTATTACATAAGCGCCCTGTGGTGACGTTTGGTCGTTGTGAGTATGATTGTGTGAGTAATAAGGCTACGGCGGATAATATCGTTGATATCCTCAGGTCTCCTGTGTTCAACGAGAAAGAAGTACGAGCATTTTTCGAGTCGTGGTACGAGTGGACCTACGACACAAGAAGCGGTAAATCTTTTGAAAGACTATAAGGAGAACATATATGGCATATTGGGGTTATCATCTTCTGCTAGATTGCGCCGAATTAGATCATCTAGCAATCACTAGCTACGAAACAATTTACGATTTCGTTAAGCGTCTCGTCAAGGATATTGACATGGTCGCTTATGGCGAACCACAGATCGTGAACTTCGGTTCTGGAAATAAGGCTGGATACACGCTAGTCCAGCTTATCGAGACTTCGAATATCATAGCCCACTTTGTTCCTGATGATGGGATGGGTGGCAACGCAATGTATCTTGACGTTTTCTCCTGTAAGGAGTATGATGATCAAGTTGTCATCGAGTTGGTGAAGGAATATTTTGGCGCCAAGTATGTGCGTCCTAACTATCTCACGAGACAAGCGTGAGCAAGAATTGCGGGTGTAGCTCAGTGGTAGAGCTTCTGCCTTCCAAGCAGAATGTCGAGAGTTCGAATCTCTTCGCCCGCTCCACTTTTCGCGAGTGGCTAGAAATAGCCCTCGTGATTGCTATCTGTAATTGGATGGCGTTGACCGCAGGGTTCTTCCTGCTGATTTATAATGTGTTCTATAACTAAGGAGTAGATATGAATAAGACAATCGTTGCTCTAGCTCTGGCCCTAAGCACAGTTTCTGCTGCTGCTACGGATCTTCCGAGCAAGAACTCACCTGCTGTTCCGACAGCAACTTATGGCACTCTCGTGTCCCCTAATGGATACGCTGGTGTTAATTTTGGCGGAGCCGTTAAGAATGGCATTAACACTGATGCGCCATGGACTGTTGGCGTTGTTGGTGGATACAATGTCGTTAAGGTTGGTCCTTTGGGCTTTGGTGTCGAAGGCACCTACGACTATAAGGAAGGAAACACTCAGACTGTAGTAGGCAATGGCGTTGCCTCGTATGCAGTTGGTTCTTTCACCCCATACGTTCTTGCTGGTGTTGGTTATCAGTGGGACAAGAATGGAGTCACTCGCCCTCGCCGTAACGCAATCGACGAAAAGATCTTCGACGTAGCCGCGGGATTGAAGTATGCGTTCGCCAGCAATATGGAATTTGATGCTCGCTATCGCCGTATCGAAAATTGGGATCGCACACGCTCGGACGATCGTGCAACTTTCGGTGTGAACTACAAGTTCTGACAATAAGCGGCTGGACTCGTTCCAGCCGTATTAGCCCCAGTAGGCCAACAGGTTAGAGTCAACGGACTTAAAATCCGTACAGTGTCGGTTCGAATCCGACTTGGGGCACCAAATCACTATACTTAGCCAGCTAATCATAACGGTACCGTAAAGTTCGGCTACCCGGCTTGACAACCGCCCTTTAACCGTGGTACAGTTAGAAAGTAGGAGGGATTAGCCGCCTACGCCACCGCCCAGCTTGGGCTTAACTATAAAGGGTACGTACCATGGATATCACTTCTATTTACCGTGAATTTCAGGCGCTCGAAACCGCCGCCGAAAAGGTCGACTACCTGCGAGCTATTGCTACGCTCAACCTTCCCTACGATATCAATTACGAAGCGCTCATTGCCGCTTGGGAACGTAACGAAATTTGATACAAAAATAATTCCAAAAAGCCTGGTAGGGGGCCTTGACAAACGCCCCCTACTCATATAGAATGGTATATGTAGGGTTTAATAAGGAGCTAGAGTATGTCAGCAGAATTCGTCATTTTCGCGCCGTTGCTCGCTATGGTCGCGCTCATGCTGG